GCATTGGCAAGGGTAACTAAATCATCCAATGTTTATTATTCTAGTGCTGTAAAAAAGATTAAGAAAAATCGCAAAGAATATTATCAAAATAAAGAAACTAAAACACTACAAAAATCACTTAGTAAAGATAGATTTAATACTTACCTGGAGGAATTGTATAAACATGATAACGACTAACCTTACAATAGATGAGTTAGATAGATTTTTACAAATATCGTCTTTTTGCGATAGCAAAATGCCTAAAGTAAAAGCTAAATCATTACCTACAATGTTTAAAGTAATCGACAATGCTATTGGCATTGGAGAGGATGCAGATAGTATTAAAAACTTAGATAAATATGCAGCTACCTTAAAAATAACATTAACATCAAGACAGATAACAATTTATGACTTTGTATTGTTAGTTATGTTAGATGCAAAAGCATCTGACAGAGAATTAATTTATTTACGCAACTTTCCTCATAGATTATCTCTTAGAAAGATGAAAAGAATGTATTTGGATTGGTCACATACTAAGATTGGATATGAATATGAAAAAGCATTAAAAAATGTTTGTAAGTATGCAAATAGAAATCTTAAAAAATATATTTGACAAGTTGACAGTTAAAACCTAAAAAAAATCTACACTTCATATATTAAGGTTTTTCATTAACCTCTTTCGGTGAAGATTTTAGGCAGATCAGCTTTATTTCGTCTTTCTCTCTCTCAAAACAAACTATCTGCCTAAATATTACTAATTACACTCAATTGGATTAAAGCTAAGTAATTTATGCTTCTTTTGAAGTTTAGGACATTTCAAAATGTCTTTTAACAAATCTTTTTTTGCATAAACTTTAACAATATCCAATTTGAACATATTTACTGCATTGGATGATATTTTATTATTTCTAAACATATTATTCCTCTCTGATTCGGTTAATAACGAATCTAAGTGAGTTAACATGAGTGTTAATTCAATTACAACCTTTAATTACATTTAAAATGGCTAATAAAACAAAAAAGAATCCAAAAGTTATCGCTGAGATAATAGAAGAACTAGCAATTGGTTTAAGTATCAGAAGTTGTTTATCTCCAAAGAATAAAAATCCAGACAGACCATGTTGGCAATCATTTAGAACCTGGATGGCTAAAGACCAAGAGCTTAGAAGCCAATATGAAATAGCTAAGACTGATGGAATAGAATATTTATTAAGTGATGCTACTGATTTAATTAATCAGAGTTTAGAAGATAGTAAATACAAAGAGAAAACAGATTTAGGTCAGACTCACTTAATCAAATCATTTATTGATTTAACTAAGTGGAAATCAGAACGATTAGCACCTAAAACTTATATGAAAAAAGATCAATTACAGGTATTTGGATCAGATTCATCTCCTTTAATTGTTAAGTGGGATAAGTAAAAGTATTGTATTGATTGGGTTATTGTATGATTCATCGGAGTCAGAGATTAATCTAGCACACACTCTCTTATAGGAAAAAAAATGTGATATTTTTGTCACAAAATAGAATGATTCTAAAGTAAAACCTTAAAAAATTAAGGTAAGCTATACTTTATTTATATTTCTATAAATAAATGGCTAATTTATTAGCTTATTTAAGCAGAGCAGTTGATTAACAATCATTTTACTCAGTTTTGCACCAGAAAGTCATGGGGTGAAGAAAAAACCGACCCCCAAAACTTATTTAGAAATTAAAAATAAAATTAGGGAAGTTACACACACCTACAACAACCAACCACTAATAGGAAAAATTATGACAGAAGAAGAAAGAAAAAGATTAGCCAAAAAAAGACAAGCAGAATTAAAAGCTAAAAATTTACAATCTTTTAATATGTTTAGAAAAACACTAACAGGAACTGCTGCTGGAAAAAATGAGATAGAAAGTTCTATGGCTGATTTTGTAGCTAAGATGGGTGGTTCTGTATCAGAAGAAGAATTAAAAAGAATAAAAGCTTTATTACCTAAAAGATAATTCTAATGAAAAAATTTGATGATAAAAAAATGGGTTATACAGCTATCGTCTATGTGATGGAATCCACTAAAAGTGTGATCGTACATTTTGATGGTTTTAAAGATATTAAAGAATGTGATAATTTTTCTTTTCAGGTCATGGATGATCTTGGCATAGAGCCTATTTCTACATCTGAAAGTATTACACTTCACTAATTTTTAAAAATGCCAAATATAGTTATACCTTACAAGCCTAGAGCTTTACAAAAAATACTACATGGGCAAATAGATAAGCATAGGTTTAGTGTGATCGTTCTCCACAGGAGAGCTGGTAAAACAGTCATGGCTATAAACCATATGTTAAAAGCAGCTTTAACCAACAAGTTACTTAACCCCAGATATGCCTTTATATCGCCCTACAGGCTACAAGGAAAGGCAACAGCATGGGATTACATTAAGCAGTTCGCAGCAAAGATACCTGGCACTAAATTCAATGAATCTGAGCTTAGATGTGATTTGGCAAATGGTGCAAGGATAACAATTCTTGGAGCTGAAAACGATCAAGCAATTAGAGGTATTAGTTTAGATGGTTGTGTATTTGATGAAACACAATCTATTAAACCAACTATATTTCCAGAAGTCATAAGACCAGCTCTGGCAGACCGAAAAGGTTGGTGCATTTTTATAGGTACACCAAAAGGAAGAAACAATTTTTATCAGCTTTACGAACAAGCTAAAAAAAACCCTAAATGGTATGCTTGTACTTACAAGGCAAGTGAAACAGATATTTTAGACGAAGAAGAATTACAGGCTGCTAAAGATGTAATGTCAAAAGATTTATATGAACAAGAATTTGAATGTTCATTTCAAGCTGCAATAACAGGATCATATTATGGAACTATAATTGAAGATTTAGTAAGAGAAAAAAGAATGGTGTCTAATCTATATGACGAAGATATAGATGTAGAAACTTGGTGGGATCTGGGCATGAATGACCAGACTGCAATATGGTTTGTGCAGCGATACAAAAAAGAAATAAGATTAATTGATTATTACGAAAACACTTCACATGGTTTAGATCACTATGCTGACGTTTTAAAAAATAAAGGCTTTGAATATAGCACTCACATATTTCCCCATGATGTAAAAGTCAGGGAGCTTGGCAATTATGCTAAAACAAGATTAGAAGCTTTATTGGATCTTGGCATAGTTGGTGAAGTAGCACCTAAGCTTAGTATTGAAGATGGCATAGAATCCGTCAGAAGAAATTTAATAAATTGCTGGTTTGACAAAGACAAGTGTGGAACAGGCATTGAGTATTTAAAAGCCTACCAAAAAAAATGGGATGACAAGGCTCAAGTTTTTAAATCTAAACCTCAGCACTCATACGCATCGCATTGTGCTGATGCTTTTAGAACAGGAATAGCTGGGCAAGGAATAGAGCTTTCAAATTGGAAAAAAGGATTTGAAATAAATACAAATTATATAGTTTAAAAAGTTATGGCAAAAAAAGTATCAGAATTAGAAATTAAAAGCATAATTTCATCAGAGATAAATAACTCCATGGGGTTTATGGGTGGAGCTTTATCAGAGTCTAGAAAAAAATCGCTTGAGTATTATATGGGCGAAAAACTAGGCACAGAAGTTGATGGCAGAAGCCAAGTTGTAAGTACAGATGTTTCAGACACTATTGAAACCATCTTGCCAAACCTTTTAAGAGTTTTTACTTCATCTGACCAAGTAGTTAGATGTGAGCCAGTACAAGCAGAAGATGTTTTACTAGCCGATCAAGTAACCAACTATATTAACTATATTTTTAACAAAGATAATAATGGTTTCTCAATTTTATATACCTGGTTTAAAGATGCTCTTTTAGAAAAGAATGGAATTGTTAAAGTCTATTGGGATGACTCAGAAAAAGTTGAACAAGAAACATACGAAAATTTAAACGACCAAGAATACGAATTATTAATTGCTGATGATGATGTGGAGGTTATCCAAGAGGAATCTTTTCCAGATACCTACACAAAAGAACAATATGAATTATTTAAAGCTGACATGGAATCTCAAGGTCAGTTAGTTGAAGATATTACTCAACCAAAATTACATAATTGTATTATTAAAAGAACTAGATCGAATGGTAAAGTTAAAATAGAAAATATACCACCAGAAGAATTTTTAATTCAAAAATCAGCTAAAACAATTGAAGAAGCAAATTTTGTAGCTCACAGAGTTATGAAAACTAGATCCGATTTAATTGAGATGGGTTTTGACGAAGATATTGTTAATGATTTA